GCTTGCTGTAGCTGCCGGTTGAGTTGCTGGTTTGCGATGCTCTCAGCGCCGGTCTGCTCTTGCAGCGTCATGCCTCTGCCGGCTAACCCCTGCTGCGACCGCGCTTGGTCGAAGCCCAACGCATCGCGCATATCTTGCTGCTGTCGCTGTGCGGCCGATGCCTCTAAACTGAGTCTATTACGCGACTGACCCTCGCGCATCTGCATCAACGCACTGGCGGTATCGCCACCACCGCGTAAGACACCGTAGCGGCTTAGTTGCTCTATCGTCGCGGCTTCCTCGTCTTGCTGGCGCTTGCGTAGGTCAGCCAGCTGCGAGGCGAGGATCGGGTCTTCGCCGCCGCCGATGCGATCCATGTACTGGCGGTTGAGTGCTTCCTGTATGGAGTCGGTCTGTGGCCTCTGGACCTGCGTAGTCTCAAGGCGCTGCTGGGCTTCGTTAGCGAGGTTCTGACCGGCGTCGGCGCGTTGTCTAGTATCGAAACGGCGCTGCTGCTCGGCGGCGTATTCTTCGCCTGGGCCGGTAGCGATGGTGTCGTCGATACGGCGCTGCATCTGGTCAGCGTAGCCTTGACCAGCGTCGCCCTGCGTAGCATCGAGGCGGCTCTTAATCATGTCGGCGTAGCTTTGCGCTTGTGATGTCTCAGCAACCGGTTGGTCGACGCCGGTGCGCTCTCCGATTAAGTCCGCGTACGACGACGTAGCGCCCTTGGCGTAGATGTCCGGTAGCGTTGGGTCGGTTGAACCGCCCCTTGCGTAGATATCCGGTATCTTTGGTGCCATCGTCTCGCCGCTGTAGATATCGGGTATCTCTGGCTTGTATCCGCTGGCGTCGGGCAATTCAAAGTCAGTGGTGTTGGTCATCGACCGCGCTAGCCGTGCGGCTTCTGCGTCGGCTGCACCGGTGGTGTAGATATCGGGTAGCTGCGGTATAGCTGAATCGCCACTGTAGATCGACGGTATCTCCGGCGTTGGTGTTGCACCGCTGTAGATATCCGGTATCGCTGGTGTCGTTGTTGGCGCTGGAGCGCCGCTGTAGATGTCCGGCAATGCAGGGGCCGTCGTTTCACCGCTATAGATATCCGGCATCGCCGGTGCTACCGTAGGCGCTGGTGCGCCGCTGTAGATATCCGGTATCGCCGGTGTCGCTGTTGGCACTGGAGCGCCGCTGTAGATGTCCGGCAGCGGTGGTGCGGTTACAGGCGGTGCTACACCGCTGACCTCCGGTGGCAATGGTGGTGCTACCGTTGGCGGTGCTACACCGCTAACCTCCGGTGGTAACGGCGGTGCGGTTGCAGGCGGCGCTACGCCGCTTACTTCCGGTGGTAACGGTGGTGCGGTCGTTGGCGGTGCTATACCGCTTACTTGCTGGGGCAACGGCGGTGCCGTAGCTTGCGGCGCTGGCGCATTGAACATCGTGGACGGCGCTGGCGTAGGTTGCGGCGCTGGCGCGTTAAACATTGTCGACGGCGCTGGCGTCGGTTGCGGCGCTGGTGCGTTGTACATCGTCGACGGTGCTGGCGTAGGTTGCGCCACTGGAGCATTCGTCATACTGCTCGGCGCTGGCGGGGGCGGCGGTGGCGGCGGGGGCGGCGGCACATTGAGTGCCTGCGACGCTGGCATCTGAGGTTGCGTCGGCGGGGCCACCGCTTGCGATGCTGGCATCTGAGGTTGGTATGAGTTGGACATCGACGCCGGATTAACGGCCGGTTGCGCGGCGGGTGCGTTAGACATCGACCCTGGGTCAACATCATTAACAACTTGACCCATCGGCGTGTTATACATCGACATGAAGTCAGGCATCATCGCTTGGGCAAGGGGGTCTGGACTTCCTGGGGTTGCCACGGTAAACGGGCTGCGACCGCTAAACCCGCGTGGCATCGGCATCACCGTCGCACGTGCCGTAGCGCCTGACTGCGACGCTGGCATCTGAGGGCGTTGCTGGGGGTTGTACATAGTCGATGGTTGGACCGCTGGCTGACTGCGCTGCTGCGGGTTATACATCGACGCCGGATTAACCGCTGGCTTTTTCTTCTTCTTGTTCTGGGTGGCAGCCGCTTGGGCGTAGGGGTTCTGATAGGCCATTATTCAATTCCTGTCTTGCGCTTGCGCGTGCGGCCAATTGCCTTGTACTGGAGGCTTACCCGCCGTATGGTGAAGGTCTCGTCGTCGATGAAGTTGCTCAGTCGTAGCTTGGTGCGGGGGTCGTAGCCGAAAAGGTCGGAGTCGTCGGTCAGCGCCGACACATCCGACTCCAACACTGAAGTGTCAAGGACGAAGGTCGAGTCCAGCAATGCACCCGACTGCCCCATAGTAATCGTCTCGGTGTTGCTCACGATGCCAGCACCCGTCTGCTGCACGCTCACATCGAAGTCGCCCAAATTGTCGAAGAGCGTCCGCGCATAGAGCCAGCGGCACTCAACATCGTCGCCTTGCGGTGCGATGTTGGCGGTTTCAAAGTAGGCTTTAATCGCGGCCCCATCGTCGTTGTTGTTTGTCTCATGCGTCATTATGCGACCGGCGAAGTCACCGGCGTGGGGCAGGTCGTCGATGATGGCGGCGCTGTCCCGCGTAAAGTTGTTGTACGGCCCAAACCAAGCGTTTAAACGGGCTGAGTACACCACCACAGAGTTCATCGTCGTCTGGCTGGTCCCATGGGGTAGGTAGAACCAAACCTCTTCCTTGGAAGGGTAGTAGTTGGCAAAAGCATACGGCAGTCGCGCTACGTTGATGTCGTCCCAATAGCGGTCATCGAGCGCAAAGGAGATCTTCTCCACTTGAGCGCCGCCGGACCACTGGTAGATGCCGTCGTCGCGTACGAAGATCTGACGCTCGCCTGGCACCGTGACGATGGTGCGTCCGGCGATGGTGCCGCGCTGGGTGCGCTGCTGCTGTTGGTAAGGTATCGTCGAGTTACCCGTCGCCGTCAGCGTATGGATGCCGTATTCGGTATGGACGGCCAGCGTGTTTTGGAAAGGCTGTAGGCCGGTGATGTCGTAGCCGAAAGCGTAGTAGTCGAGTGCGCCCCACGTCGTGATGTCGCCTGGGGCGCTGCGCCAGAGGCGGTCGCTGTTGGAGTTTTCGTTGCCTAACCAAAGGCGGTTTTCCCAGAAAGCAGGCCATGTTGGTTTGGTGAAGCGTGAGTCGTCATCGAGGGCGGCGATGTTAGCAGTACCACCGGCCCATGTCACGGCATCGGTGTCAACACCGTTGGCGGCGACCAACGTCGATCCCGCGAGTACCCAGTTCCACGTGTTGTCGTTGCCGGCGGTGACCGTCGCGCTGCCGCTGCGATCCGTAGCGGTACCGCCCGAAACGTCGAAGAACTTATCGCCGCAAAAAGCAAACACCTTCTCGGTGCCGGCGAGGACGACCTGGCCTAACCCAGTGACGGTAGCGCCGGAGTTCATCGCCGTAGCGTTGAACTTAGCGTAGCCCTTGCGCTTCTTGACCTCTCCAGCTAACCCGACGGTGCAGTTCTCCATATCATACAGACCGGCCGGCGAGATCTCCTCGGCCGGTAGGCTGTAGTTGACGCCGTCACGCCATGGCCCCAAACGCAAGCTCTGTGCTGTGATGGGCATCAGCTAAGACCGCCCTCTTGCGGCGAGTACGAGAACTGAGACCCGCCGCGGCTATCGGAGCGGCGCATACGGTAGGTGCGGTTGCCCTGCACGTTGGCGTTCTGGCGGCTGGCGACCCCTAAGACGCGCTCCATCTCCTGGCGGTCTATCATCGAACCTTGGTCGTCGCCCTTCTCTTGCTTGTAGAGGGCGCTGACGCCGTAGACCAGCGCAGGCTGCACCACCGGCGAGTAATAGCCGTCGAGGCTGCTGGCGTCGTCGCTGGCCGTGAAGTCCGGCACCGACGCGTAGTACCGGTAGGCGATGGTGTCGACGCTGTCGGGTTTGGGGTATAGTGAGACTTGTACGAGGCCGTTGCTGTCGACGCCGTCGATGATGACCCAACGCGGATCGCCACCGATAGAGTGGTTAGGGTCGGCTGCGTCGAGGTCTTGGCTCGACATGACGATGATGACGTGGTCCTCTGTCGTATTGCGAAACGACAGCGGCGTCAGGGCGTTGGACGCGAGGCTGTAGGTCTGGGTGTCGGCGACCGTGTTGAACGTCGACGCCTTAAACAGCCAGTTCCACTTCTCGCGGCTTTGTACGTCCTTGCCGACCATGTTGAGGTACGTCCGCGCCCCGTCCTTAAACGTAGACGCGTTGCTATTCAAACCCACGCGTCGCAGCGCCGTTTGAATCACTTCAAGGTTGGTCATCCTACGCCCTCACATTACCTCATATTAACCCAAGACCCGTTCTCATACCCTTGCAGAGTGCTGGTCGACGTGTTATAGACCAACATTCCGTTAGCGGCCGTAAGCGCGTCACGCTCCGTCGTCGTCAGGCTAGGTAGGGTGAAGCTAGCACTACAAGCCACGGTGCCAACCTCCACTGTACCCAGCAATGCAGTGTCGCCAAAAAAGCTCGCCGCATTAATCTGCCCAACGCTTTCGGTCATTATTCCTGCGCTTCAAGTGCCATATGGTCGAGATCGTACTCAGAAAGGTTGTCGCCGTTGTTGTCAAGCCAACGCTCTTGCCAAATACGAACTGCTTCTGGACCACGGTCGGAGATACGTCCTGGGGGGTCTGGCACGTAGTCGTCGGCATGAGTGACTTCACCTATCGCCTTGACGGTGTTACGCACCTGACTGTTTGTCTGGTTTTTGTTCTTCCGTACTCTGGCATGGGTCTTATCGAGGTCCAGCGCCTTGCGTATAGCGGCCTTGGTGTCGTCGCTGCCCTTGAGGATAAGCTGGGCGATCTGGTCGGGTGTGACCTCCGGCGCAACTACTGCGACGGGGGCGGCCGACTGAGCGATTTCTGCAATTTCGCTAGGCAGGTTAAGCTGTTGTGTTCGCTTTGCCATGGTGTCCTTGAAAGGTTAAATGAGGGCGACGACGTTATGCGCCGCCGCCCCACGTTAGATCTACTGTTTATACTTCACCAAGACGCAGGTATACGCTAACGAAGTCGCCTGCGGTTCCGGTTTGAGCGCAAATGCCGACAAACGGTTCAGTTTCGGTGCCAGCTAGCTTCAGCTGCACTGCACCTGCTACGCCATCGCCAAGGGTCAAATTATCACCAACTACTGGCGCACCAGCACCATTGGTTTCCATCCGAATAGTCGCAATGCCTGCCGTCTGATACCAACCATAATAGCCAGAAGTAAACGCAATGGGGCTTACCCCAGCGCATAGAGTGTCGGTCGTCGTTGCGGTGACAAGCTTATTGTAAGCATTGCCCGATATGACGATATCAGATGCAGTAGTCAGCGCGACTTTAATCGGATCATACAGGTAGATGTCTACCTTGCCAGCGGTGGTCGCAGCGGTCGCGCTGTTGCTTTTGATGCGATACTGAATACCCTCGCCTACGCCAGTGTCAATTGCAGTGACAATCTGTAGCAAACCACCTGCATACTGATTTTCTTCGATGCTCGCCAGGGTTATCTGCAACTGCGTAGAGCCAGCCGCAGGGTCGAATCCGTTAGCCGCTACGATGACGATGTCATCTGTCTGAGCTAAAGATGTTACAGAGACATCCGGCGCAGCTAAGAGACCTGCTTTTATAGCTGCGGCCGATACGCCGTAGCGAAACACGCGACCATCGGCCAGTTCAAGCTTTTCGCCAATAGCATACCGTGCCGTAGACGATTCATCGTAAATACCTTGGCCGTTCTTGCTGCCAATGCCACCACCGCCAACGCGGTTAGTGCCAAAGTTGTGGTTAAGTTCACTCATTGTTGTTCTTCCTTTGCCCGTTGCTAGGCTTGAAGGCGCATTGGCTTGCGCCTCGGATAAAGAGTGCGTTTAAACGCGTTGTCCGTTGCCAGACGCAGCGTTTAAACGCGCTTTGTTAAGGTTTTACGCTA